CCTTTTTTATAGCATATTTAATTGCTTGATGAATATCATTAGAATCTATGGGTGAACCGAGAGACATAGTTATAAAATCACATTTATTATCAGCAGCAAAAATAATGCCTTTTGCAATACTTTTATTGTTACCATTTCCAGAAGCATCAAGTGCTTTAATAGGTATAATTTTAGATTTTGGAGATACCCCGACCATTCCACACCCATTATCTTCTGCACTAATTGATCCACTCACATGAGTTCCATGACCATGATCATCAATAGGATCTTTTTTAGAGTCTAATATGTTAATTCCCTGTAAAAGATTATTTTTTAAATCAGGATGATCCAAATCACATCCAGTATCAATAACTGCTATTGTAGTATTTTCGCCTTTAGAAAATCTCCACTGACCTTGGATATTAAAACGATTAATTTCCCATCCTATAATTTGTGCTATAGATGGATCTAAACCATATACATTCTGTCTAATAAATGGTAACAGACTATAATTATTCTTATTTTTTTTCATTTTTTATCTTTTTAATCCAATCAACAAACTTGCTCACTCTTGTGTGTCCAGCCTCATCTCCGTATGTTGAGTCTGGTTTTCTATCTGCCGCAAGCACACAGGAGTTGATCCCTGCCAGTTTGCCGTCAATAAATAAACCTCCCCCACTGTCACCACTACCAATTAAAAATTCAAGGCTGGAGCGTTTTTTGGAGGTTCTAGTAGAGGCGGTACAAATTAATAGATCATTTTGAATTTCATCAATATGATTTGACCCGGCCCTTTGATTGCCATCAGACTTTATAGCACCAGTTAAAAATGTTCCAGTTAAACCATATCCAGAAATTGAACAGACCTTATTTACCTCATCATTATTTTCATATAGTTTAGGATAAAATTCTAAACCAATATCTTCTTCTACATAACACAACGCAATATCAGAATTACCAAATCCCTCATCTTTAAAGTCAGGATGAATAAAAATCTCACTTACGACATGGGCTTTTTCTTCTTTATGAATCAAACAAATTTTTGTATTTTGGACAACATGAGCAGCAGTTAAAACCCAGTGAGAATCAATAACTACGGCAGAAGCACAGAATAAAGTGCCATCTTTATATGTGCCACATATCTTATAGACGCATTTAAAATCTTTTGAGTATTCAAGATATTTAGAATCTGAAATTGACGGATCTATTGTTCCGGCTAGACTATAAGACCCAAAAGAACAGATGAGTAAGCAAAATACTAGAAATTTCATGTGTACCTCCTATTTTGGAGCTAGTATATGATACACAATAAAATATATTTTCTAGATTTTACCTAGTATACGCCCCTTCTGAGTTCTTTGAATAAATCCTTTTCTCAAAAGATATGGCTCTATACTATTTTCTATTGTGTCTAATGCTATACCAGTTAAAGATGATATAGTTTTTAGACCAAGAGCAGAACCCCTAGCTTTTCTCAAAACATCAATATATTGACGATCATAAAGATCTAGACCATGCTCATCAATACCTTGTATGTTGAATATTTCATTTACTGTTTTGCCATCATTTGGATTACATAATTTATAATTCTTATACCATTGAAGTCTAGCATTTAAAACTCGCGGTGTACCTTTGCTTCTTTTGGCAATTTCCAATAGTTCTTCATTACTTATCTTTAGTCCGATCTTTTCGGCGTTCAATCCTGCTAGTTTAGCTAGTTCATCCTCATTATAAAAAGACAAATGCTCTTTAATCTGGAATCTATCATAGAATGGCTGACTTAAACTGCCTCCACTAGTAGTTGCTCCAACTAGTGTGAATACTGGTAGATTAATTGTTTCTGAAACACCATCAATAATTTGACTTAACTGAAAATCTTCCATGACAGGATATAAAAATTCCTCTACAATTTTAGGAAGTCTATGAATTTCATCAATAAAAAATACTGATCGTGGAGCCATGCCAGTAATGTATGGTAGTATATTTTTAATGCTCCTAAGATTAGCAGCATTTGCCGTATATAAATTAACACCCATTTCTGATGCGATAGCACTGGCTATTGTGGTTTTACCAAGGCCAGGAGGCCCATCAATTAAAACATGAGGCATGACAGTCTCAGAACTTTTACAACCAATAACACTCACCTTTAATCTGGTTAATACATCTGACTGTCCAATTATCTCATTAAAATGTGTAGGTCTAAAGCTGTGCGCCATTATTATCTTCTCCAATTTTTTTATCATTTATCCAAAATACAAAATCATTTGATTCTTCGTCATATGCTGTTTCTATCAAACCCTTATTAACCAATCCATTTAATATATTACTAACCAATCTATCATTTAACGCCTCTATTATAGACATATAAGTATCTTCGTTGAGTATAAGTCTTTGTTCTTTATTTTTTTTATTTGTTTGTTTTTTCAGAAACGGTTTAATAATTGATTGGGCTTCTTCAAAAGATAATATCTTATCAAGTTCTGCTTGTTCTTGCTCAGAAATATTTGTTATCATGTTTTCTATTTCAAACTGATCATCAGTTTTTTGACCAAAACTTTGAAATACTAGACGCCTTGAAGCATTAATAAAATCTGTTAAGTTTTTAATGACAAACCAATTATCTTTCATAAAATTTCCTAATTTAGTATATCAAACAATCCTTTATAGTATGTTGGCTGACTAACAAAGTGTTTGGCGTGTGATTGCAAATGTAGTTTATAGTGATTATTTACTTTGTCAACCACAAAATATTTCTTTTTCCATATTGGAATACCTTGATAATTGGACCCCAAATACTGGAAGGAGTTACCCTTGCCAGTATTGGAGTTCCAACTATTCACAGGAAACTGAAACACAGGAAAATCAGAGATATTTTGTATAGTATATCCACTTATATCATTGAATAAATTAGTTAGCCAATCTGATAGAGATGAATTTTGATCTACCTCAAATTTAAAATAGAACTTATAAGGATCATACTGATCACTATAATCATAGTTATAGTGTTCATCGTCATAACCATCATCTTCATCATATGGTTCGTGCATTTTATAATCCTTTTTATAGAAAGTAGGAAGGAATCGAACCTTCTCAAATAGCGTTTGTCGAGTTTCCCAACCAGAGGCTATTATCTTAGTCGCCAGACTCTACTTTTCTTTTAACAATCAATACTGATCGTCATCGTCCTCATCATACTCACTATAATCTTCGTACTCATCTTCTTCATCTTCAAACTGATCCCAGTAAGAATCGTCGATATTATAGTTTTCATCATCCTCATAGTCCTCATGCTCATCGTAATTAAAATTAGATGAATATAGAGGCTTAATGAGTTCGCCTTGATACTCTCCAACAACTTCATATTGGCAAGTGCGAAGTTTCTCACAGTTGCAATCACTAGGAACACTAACTACATCACGCGGATTAATCTTAACGATCACAATACGGTCGCCGCTATCAACGCTTCCATAACCAGCCACATAATTTAATGCACCAGCATGAAGCCCATCAGAACAACCTCTTGAGCGATCATCATCAACTTTTGCTCGTTGCATTTTAACAATATTGCCAACGCTATTATTAAAAGTACCACGATACTTATCCATATAATCATTCCTGACTGCCTTATAGGCTAGGAAATGACCATCCTCAGTAATAGGCAGATGTTCATGCTCAAGGAAATCATAGAGTTCCTTTTGGCTCTGCATACTGGGATTCTCCATAAGATTATTGAGGAAATTAACGAGTGGCTGGAATGGTAGTCCTTTGCTCATAAACTCTAGAATACGCTTACTAATACTACCATGAACAACCTCACCCTCATAAGTGACTTGACCATTCTTGATCTCAACAAGACCATCACTAAAAGTAGCGACTGCCTTCTCAATATCAACAACCTCTAATAGTTCTTCTGGCGTTGCTGTTGGCAAAATATCCAGAATCATTTTATAGTTAATATGATCTGGTAGAACTTGATAACTTTTGTTATTAAGCACCAGAGTCAGATTACCGTCAACAAACATGAATGGAACCGACATAATTAAACTCCTTAGTGTTTAGTACCCGTGAAATTACTTAATCAAACTACTCAACTGGATCTTGAAAAGTTCTAGACTATCAGTACCCATTTGAGAATACCAATCCTTACCATTACTGTAACTATGACTATAATAACCACCACGACCTTCAAGATCAGAAATCGGATTTTTATTGGTCAAATCTCTGATGTTGCCTGCTACTTGGTGAGTTCCCATAATATACTTGATCATCGGATTACTGTCAATAGCGTCTTTAAGATTCTTTCTGATTTCAGAAGTTTTTGAAATCTTATTATTTGCTGTTTTGTTGCTGCTCTTAATAAGATCCAGATACTCTTGACTACCAAGACCATTATATACACGATGCTCAATCATATTGATCATGGAGTTGTATTCGACATTGATAGTACGAATATTTTGACTATCAACATTATCAATTCCGATATCCTTGAGAATAGTATTCATATGATTGAAATAATCTTCTTGCTTAAATTTCGTAATATCGTACTTCTGCCTATGCAAAGTATCAGAGAAAAATTCCATAATCATATAGTAATTGATACTATCCACCATGACTTTATTCTTGATAAATTTGGTATAGTTTAGGCCAAATATATTCAACATATGATAAGAGAATTGGTGAAGAACCGTACCATAGTTATGATATCTATAGGGATCGTCGCTTTTATCTCTCTCGCCAAATTCTTTACGACAATATTCAACAAGACTATTGTATGGTCCAATATCTTCAAATCGTTTCTTGATAGTTTTTAGTTTCTCTTTAAAGAAGTCGTTAAAACTAATCATATTATAGTCGCTATCTTTCTTCATCTTTTCTACAAGACTATTCTTGATAGCATAAATCTTAGTATTACCAAACATGGTCTTAATAAGACTCTTAGTAGACGCATCATTAATCATATATGATACGTTACTAATTTCTGGAAATCCTATAAACGCATTAGTCTTATAACGAGTGATTGGAATATATACGATATCCTCGCTATCTGCAAAATTATCCAACTCGTCTTGAGTCAAAGTTTTTAGATATGACGCATCATTATAATCAACGGTTAATGACTGACTATCTGACGATGCTCCATAAATAAAGAATACATCTTGGTCGCTAACACTACCCTTACTATCTCTAGTAGATGATTTGCGTGGATTGTTGCTCTTGATAAGGTCTTTATAATTAGAAATCTTCTGAATATTATGGCTACCAACATCAGAAATTAAATCTTCAAAACCCTTATCCGAATCAGCAATATTCTTGCTGTCAATCATAAGATAAGCAAAACAATCATTATCATTACAATAGCGAATAGCAATTTTTTTTGCTGTTTCTTCACTCTTAACATCACAGACAAAGAAAGCCAACTTACCAGTTTTACGATTACTACTATAGTAGTATTCGCCCCTACCAGTAAGAGTATTCAAATGAATATGGTTAGTTAAATAAACCATACGCCTAGAACGATACCCAGCAGTTCTATAATTAATAGCGTAAAGATTCTTATTAGCACCAAACTTATATTCAATATCCTGTCCCGTATTGATATTATGAGTCTTACCATTGGGATCAGTCCATGTTGCACCAACACCCCAACCTCCAGCCAAATCATTCATTTCATAATATGTCTGAATGGCTTCGATCTTGGTTTTAGCACCAGCAATCTTTTTGCTGAACAATTCTTTCATTTCTACATAAATATCTTGAGTCTTATTACGCAGAGTCTTGATAACATCCTTGGTATATTGTAGACCTTCTCTACTAACATCCATTTCAAGTTCACCAATACCAAAGTCCAATTCAAGATAAAGATTTTGGTCAAGAATTTCTGATACAAAACTCTTCCAACTATCAATATCGGCCTTTCCAAATGCTCTATTCCACTTTTGAATATGCTCTGCCTGTTCGGCTTTTTGTTCACCAACTAATTGTGATGCCACAACTGGATAAGCAATATTACCCATTAAAGCGACAATGCCACTATCAATCTTATGATGCACATTAGGGAACTTATTGGTATCGTTGTTTAGTCTACATACTCTCCAACCCTCACCACTAATAACAATATTCTTGTTACTATACTGATGATCTTTAAGATGAGTAAGAACACCGCCCTCAACAATAGGCTTCATCTTAAAATAATGGAATATACGCATAGCCTTTGTGCTAAACTCATGAAAGTCATGTTGTTTAACAGCAAAACTAATCTCTAGACCATTGGGTTCGTCGGTCTGACTAATATTGAACAGATTTAGTGCAGGAACGCCGCTATCATCAATAGATGCGACATAGGTATACTTTTTACCATTAAAATAAGAACTGGTTGTAAAACTCTTAGTATAAGCAAACGGGCTTTTAGACCCTAGACCAAGACAACCAACAAAATCATTACTATCATTCTTATTGCTCGCACCATATGTTGTATACAGATTCTCCATATCTGCCTGACTAAGACCAGTACCATAGTCACGCACAACAAAATTAGGATTGCCAGCAGTGGGCAAAGTTACCTTAAAAGGGTTTTTATTGCCAGCACTAATATGACTATCATAAGCATTAGTAGACAGTTCACGAATGACTGCCATAACCTTATCGGAATAAAGAGAGTCCGAAAGGATTTTGAACATTTTACTGGTTTGTGCGATACTGAATCCTGACGCACTACGAACACCAGCACTATGAGTATCAACCGTCCTATCTGCCAACTTCATTGTAGTCTCCAATGTTTCCTGTGAATCAAACCTGTGATGCTACTAGTATATCATCGGCAAGCGGCCTTGTCAACCTTGATTTTTCTTTTGTCTCACTCGTTGAATACTTATATACGCAAAATAGATTGGTATTAGTCCTATGTACCATACTGGCAAACCAATACAAGCAAACCAAAACCCATTAACAATTGATATGGTTGATAATAAATAAACTAGAAAAGACGGGAAGTTTAGTCGTGCTATTAAATATGTTAAAGGGCCAATGAAAATGGTGAATAAAACCACTAAAGATGCTGCTAATGCTAAACTAGCCATCAACTTTCATCCTCATGATTGCTCCAACCATCATCATAATCATCGGTAGTTTCTTCTTCATCATTATCATATGAAAAATTACGATCTTCATAAGGAGTCCAATCTTCCTCATCATCTAATTCTTCTTCAGTTTCATCCACTTCTTCAATAAATACAGTGATATTATTCAGCATTTCAAATACTTTTTCCAGAGTCTCGTCTATTCTGGCTAATTTAGTCTCAATCTGCTTGATTTGTTTACTTAAATCAGATATTTCCTTTGATAAACCTCTGTCAAGATTATGTAATTCTTTATTACTTTTCATTACTTCTTTCATCACATGATCTATATCTCTTGACATAATCTATCTCCTAATTAAGTTTTTTATACTCTTTTATATCTCCATTTTCCAAAATCTTTTTATCTTCGTAAGGTGATGCTACACGCCGATAAAATTCTTGCTTTATATTTTCTAATACACCAGTAATCATAGCTACTTTATTATATGAAGGATCTTTCATTAGACCCCCTAAAATTCGACTAAAAGTATAATTAATATCACCCAGTATAAGTGCTATATCTTGTTTATCCAAACACTTTATCATATTATCAATACAATTATCAAGACGGTTTCTATCATTCTCTTTAATATAAGGCATTTAAAACTCCCATTCACATTTACAATTATATTTATTGCAGTCAGTACATAATGGTCCAGGGTTATTATTTCCCCAGATATTACATAAACCATCAAAACTTTCTTTACCAGTATCTATACAAACATATTTATTATTATGGATACCAATATTATATTCGTGACAATCCCAAAAATCTAATTTAGCTTTTTTACGAATATTATCTACAAGATGTTGTATTTTAGATCTGGATAATCTTTTTCTGATTTTAACAATCTGAGTTATAAACCCCCATCCGGTAGGCTCAGAATAATTCTCATGAATATCTACTTTAATTTTGCAAACCTTACCATAGACTTTAGGTGCTAAACCTAGTTTTGCTAATTTTAGTTGTATTTTATACGCAAAGTTAGCGTCTTTTTTAGATCCAAATTCTTTGAAGCCCAAACTTTTAGACTCTTTCAGTCTATAAAAACCAGCAGAGCCTCCTTCACCACTCAGAAATTTAGCCGTATATTTAGTCTGCTTCATTCTCATCTGGAATCCTATAAACAGGTTGCTCGGTTTCTGTCATATAATTACCCGTAATATTTTCTACTAAGTCTATTGCTCTATCTAGCGAAGTAAATGTAGAAATTAAGATAGAAGGTCTATTAAAGCCTGACTTCAATGTGCCGTAAACAGCATAATACGGATCTCCTACTCTTTCATAATCAAAATAAAAATCTTCCATCTTATTCACTGTTTCTACTATTGAGCCGCCAGAATAATCTGGCACATTCTTGACTGGGCGACCATCCAGCTGGAATAATATGATTTATGATATAATAATACAACATCAAAGTAACATTATTTCCTTCCTTCTT